AGTAGTTCATCAGGGTCTTTATTGGGCCAAACTAAACTCATATCAATTCCTATTAGGCGGCTACATTACGTGGGAAGGTTTCTGTGGCATTTGCTGCACGGCCCACTGGTATCGGAAAACTGGATCTTGCAGGATTATACAAGTGTTTAATGGCCTCATAATCGAAGGTAACACCTGTTGCAGTTACGTTAGGGTTAAAGGACAACTCAAGGTACTGTCCGTCTAATTTGGTAAAGCTAACACCGCCGTGGAAAACAGTAATCACTAAAGAGGGCAGCGTAATTGTAGAACTTGCAGTAACACTGACGTTACCAGCGGAAGATGACCAAAGCTGTCCTACTGGGAACGCAGTACCTGATGTAGTAACCTCAGTGGTAAGGTTAGACCCTACCGTGATTTCTACTCCAGTGTGTATAATAGAGAAGGAAGTTGCAAGAGTTGTAATAGTACCAAGAGATGCAGTAGTAGGGAAGCTAGAAGTTAGAGGCTCAAGTACGTTTGCTTGAGTATTACCAAGCCCTACCGTAAACGTATGCCCACTTACAGGGAGTGTGTTATGAGATATTGTAGATATTAAGCCGTAAGCGGAGGTTATAGCTGGAAGATTAACCTCTTCTGTAGGACTTTGGTTAGCTAACTGCCCTAAAGAAACAGTAGCCTTTAATGAGTCCTCTGCAACTAGGTCGGGGTGGGAATTATTAAGTGTCCAATAAATGTTTGTACTTACAGTTAAAGGGAAGCTATCTGTTAACTGTTTTTGTACGCTACTGTTAGCTAAGTCAGAAAGTGCAAGTGTCCCTATAAGGGTCGTAGAACTGCTGAGAGAACTTAACTGAAACCTTAAAGATGGGTCACTAAATGTCGTGTATTCAGTTAGCCCAGAAAGGGCAGGTTTTGCATTTACAAGGGTGGAAACATTATTAAGAGAGACGGTAACAATATTAGAGGTTGTAAGCCCCTGATTAGCTACTGCAACAGTCACAGCACCAAGGCCAACAGTTACTTCTTGGTCGTGGTTGTAAGGAGCAGAGTTCTGTAGTCTAGCTCTGTAAACAACCTTACCTATAGGTTCACCATAACTTACAGTACCAGAAACACCCTCTGGTTTAAGTAAGTAGTGGTAGCCAGTGTTACCTAGTTGACCTTGTGATGAGACAACTTCAAAACCAGTAACAGACCTAAACTGCCCTACAATAGCACTTATGTTAGTAGTAACAAGGGAAGGACTAGCCGAAAGTCCCGTCAGTGTCACAGAATTGTCCATATAAGACATTATAGCACTAGAGTTTAACTCAACCGTACCTATCTCTACTAGACTTGCGGTGTAAACACTAGGCCCATTAGAGGAAAGACCGCCAGTGTTACCAGTACCTAACTGAAAGAAGTGCCTTCTGTCTGGAGCATCGACCGTTCTCCAAGCTAATACATTATTTACCGTATTAAGGACGTAACCACTAGGCTTTCTTAAGTCTGTAGCTGCAGAGATAACAGAACTAGTCTTAGTGGTAATAGTCCCTAACTCTACAGGAATATTTATCCCAGTGTAACCCGACCCACCTGCAAGGATAAATATGAGAGGGGTGAAATAAGCGTAAACTGGGGCAACAGAGGCCGTTACTGATAAGCCACCAATAGTTACAACAACATCTACAGAGGATGGACTGCCACCACTCGCTAATGGGGTTGAACTTAGGGGACCTACACCTAGCATTATTGAACCATCGTGGCAGACGTGTAGTCGGCGGCAAAATGTGCATGCAGACCGTTGAGATCTGCCTGAGTCAGAACTCTGTTATAGAATAGCATAGCCCTTAAGTCTCCACTCGGCATGTAGTCGTTTAAAGTATTAGGAATGTGGCTCACGCCAAATCCATACAAAAACTGCCCATCAGTGAGTGCGATGCTGTGATATTTTCCGTTATTATTCGTGTCAGAGATTGCATCCCAGACCTGACCTGCATTGTAGCTGGTTGCATCTACTTTATCTATATATAGTTTAGATGTAGCCCACGCTGATCTGCCATTGGTATTCCAAGTGCCAAAGGCATTCGTGCTGTGTCTGATGGAGGCAGACGCACTATTTTCTTGCGCCAAGAAAGCCGCAGACTCTCTATCCATTGCCATCATGAAATATTTATTTTGAATATTATTGTTGCTGGCAAACCATTGTATTCCGCCGGGAGGACTATGGTAATCCTCTCTTTTTGCGAAGATCAACACAGCTGTCGAATTGGTTGGAGTAGCGACATTGGCTAAACCTGTTTGATGACAATAAACTGGTGGAGATCCGGTAATTGTGTCTAGTTTCAATGCAGGCAGGCCACCCGTCCCACTGCTTGTGTAAGTACACAAGCTCAGATCTAAAGTGAAATTAGGGCCTGAGTTGCCTGATACATCACTCCAAACTGTGCCTGATCCAGAATAACTGTTACTGTCTTTCATGTCGTATAGGCCCAGTAAGCCATTTAAAGGCAGGAATGAAAGACTACAAGTCGTTGTTTTGGTTGCAGTCCGTACACCATCTGAAGCCCTAACTCGAAAATTTACGTTCCCTGCACCTGATGCCGACGAGGTTGCCGTCAAACTGTAAACCCCAGTAGTTTGATTGATGGATACTGACGATAATTGAGGTGGTAAGCTACTTGCACTATAGACCGTAGTGCCATTATGAGCATCAAATGAGTAGCTAACTGGGAAGCCATCGTCATCAAGAGCTTTCGCATTGATAGTTGAAACGCCCCCAGCAGTTAACTCTAAAGTGCTTGGAATGGTGTTGGCAAAGTCTGGGGCAGCGTTATCGGTAAAGTCCTCCGCTGACATAGTAACAAAGATTACAGCATCAGAACCACAGGTAATAGCATTACCACTATTGCTGCTTTCATGAATAGTGCTCCTAGCTAGAGTAGGTCCAGTAGCATTATAGTATCCTAAACCTACCTCCCAATTAGCACCATCTTCTATGGTATATCTTATATAGTCACCAGTAGAAACTCCTGAGGCTGTAAAGGTTTGAAACCCGCTAGGGGCAGCACCTAGAGTTAAAGTACCCGCACCGCCACTAGCGACTGCCATTTTAGCTCTGTTGACTAACTTTACCATAAGACTTTAGTTCCTCAAGAGTGTATTAGGCTAGGCGAAGAATAGAAGTTGATGCGCCAGGGGCTGGGAATTGAACAGTAAAGTCACCAGAGGTAGCACTAACAGTTCCACCAAAGTCAAAGATAGCAATGATATTATTAGTGGCAAACTGGGGATTGTATAAGATACAACCATCAGCAGAGGTTGTCACACTTTGAAAGACTGCATCGTTAAAGTCCAAGATAGCAGTTGTGCCAGCCATTTGAGGGTAGGTCGTGGCATTACCGCTTGCATCTGTTGTTGATAGGGCAGCAGTTGCACCTGTGGTGAGAGTGTTGTAAACACCAGTGTAACCACTACCAGAGGCTTGATCTGAACCTAGCTCAGAGTAAGATACTGTAGTAGGTCCATAGTTATCAGCATGGTTTTCTTTAATTAGTGCAACTCGCATTGTGTCACTATCAAAATCGTGGTTTCCCTTAAGCAACTCTAGTTTAAAAGCGTTACTAAGTCCTGTTGTAATAGTAGCCATTATGTATTTTCCTTATTTTCTTCTTCTGTCTCATCGGACAGGTCACTTGTTTCAGTTGAGACCTCTGTATCAGGGTCATAGTTCAGTTCAGCTATATCCATAAGGTCTTGTATAACCTCTGGGTGATCACTGACGTTAATGTCTGCACCGTTAAGGTTACGAAGGAATGCTGCAATCTCACGTAGGTCGTGTGGGGCAACATCACCAGCCTTGATACAGGGCATAAGGTCGTAGTTAAGTCCGTTAAGCTGCCATAAGCGTTCTACTAGCTGCTTGTTAAGTACATCAACAATAGCTTGGATGTAGCTTTCTAAGGCACGTAGAAACAGGTCAGTCTTACTTTTGGAGAGAGCGTATGATCCATTGTTACCCCCACCGAGCATAAGAAACTCAGAAAGAACACTACGGGCAATGTCATGTTGGTAACGCCTAACAATGGGGTCAATATCTAGATTACGAGTCCCTGAACTGGACATTAACTCTACATCTACTAGACGTACATTAGTAGGACTGCCATCCTTATCAGGGTAAGTGTCACTAGGGGTGATTATGTAGCCTTGTTCGTTGAACTTTACATCACGTAAGATTTGCTCAAGATTGGCAACAAAACCAGATTGTGCTGCTGTAGCATCCCCAGAGAGGTACTCAGAAGGAATACGAGCTACAGGGATACCTGCTAACTCTCGTTCTACTGCTATAGCTTCTATAGACTGTAGGTTGTTTAAGTATTGGTACGATGTGTAAGCATTGCGTAGGATACTACGACCACTGGGATCACCGTTAATAGAAGTAGTTCTATAATAGAGGCTTTTGTTAGACGGGATGTAGTGTTGAGAAAGTGCATAACCTGTATCCTGATAAAGTCCTAGTACTTCGCCTGTCTTGGTGTCTACATCAAACCTAGAGACTGTCCAAGGCGCACGACAAACAATTTTACGGACACCCATGCGCCCGTCAGTATACTTACTATACTTTTTATACGATTGCTTAGTAGGCCCAACACGGCGCTTATAGACAACCTCAAACCAAGCAAAGCCATACGACAAGCTTGATAACGCTTCCGCAACATGGTCATCAAGCGAATGTTCCATGTCATCAAAGACACTCTCCACAAACAGAGCTTCATTCTTAGCTTCTTCAGTATCATTAGCTGGTTCAACCTTGAGTTTGACGTCTCTAAGTACTTGTTCAGCAGCATACATAACTGCGCCAATAGTACTGTCATTATCTCTCATTTCCCTATATTTACGGATAGCAGCCTTGCCACGTAACTCAGGAATAAATTCATCAGACCTTATCTGACCATTACGGACGTTCTGTCCACTGACCCCTAGTGTTTGGGTCGCTTTAGTTTTACTCAATCTTCTGGGCATTATAGGAGTCCCTTAGCACTAGAATATGCTAGTTTAAGTTGTGGCTTTGCGTACCCATTAAGACTAAGGTCGGTGATGGCCCATACACAGGCATCTAATCTATCTGGCGACCCTAAAGACCCAAGAGGTTCCCACTGAACCATCTGATCCTCCAAGTCGTTAAGCCCTCTGACGTGTTTAACTCTGCCTTGCTCGTATAGTGCAGATACAGGTTCAGCCCTAGCCATCTTGCCTCTACTCGCATGAACGAGGCGTATGGGTAGAGCTTCATCTTCTGTGTGTAATGTGTGCCTTACCATGTCGCCGCCCTGATTCTTCTCGGCAACAATCCTATCAGCCATATGCTCTCTGTATAGCTCAACAGCCTTAGCTGCCCAAGCTTGAGGACTATAGTTTCCTGTGTGGTCCTCTAAGACATAAGCTGTACCGTTTACGTCAACACCAGCTACTATGATACCAGTCATATCAGAGTCAGTGTTATTACTAATAGCAGGGTCTATGGCTACAACAATTCGGTTAAGTTGGGGGACGTCATCTTTGTCTACTTCGCAGTTAGATAGTAGTTGTCTGTTCCACAGGGCGCCAGAGGCTTCATCTAGTATTTCTGCGTATAACTCTTGTCTACCTAGTCTAGTGCCCTCGTAGGTCTTCTTTACTGCTGTAAGAAAAGTATCAGCAAGATTAGCACTATTATCAAAAGTTGATCCAGTCGAGACATGAGTCTTCTCGTCATCTAGGATACTTCTTAGTAACTTAGTAGTCTTAGGTGTAGTAGTAACAAAAACTATGGGTCGTTTACCTAAACGTAACCCAAACTGCATCATGTCCCATGTGTCTTGTGCATTTCTCCAAGCACATAACTCGTCACACCATGCACTGTAAGCCTGTGGACCCCTAAGTCTTTCTGGGTCTTCTGCTGAGAAAAAGACAGCCTTGGCACCATTAGCCCAAGTCATGCTGTTATTAGTAGGAGACCACACAGGATAACCCATGTCAGCCTTACGATAGGTCTTGTCGCTCTTGTGGCAAACATTAAGGAGGCCTGAGTCTCCCTCAACCATAACTCTACGAACGTCTCCTTTAGTGGGGGCAACACAATGAACGATCCTATCGCCCATCTTGATTCTATGCCTGACCCACTCAGCTCCTGCTCTTGTTTTACCCCAACCTCGTCCAGCTAGAGCTACCCAAGTGTTCCACTTACCCTCGGGCTCTAGTTGATCTGTTCTAGCCCAAAAGCTCCAATCGTATTGTAACTCTTGTGCTTGTTCAGGTGTTAGCTGCTTAAGTGCCTCTTGTACCTTACCATCAGATAAAGCTCTTAGAGATTCTGCTGTAAGCTTACGATTCGTTTGTTGTGTCAGGGTTTGCATCTGTATCCTTGCCCAAGAGGGTCATAAGGGCATCAATAGCACTTGAGTCCTGATCAGGGTCAGTATACTCGTCAGGGTCATTAACTGTGCTCTGAGGGCTCCAACCACCCTTACTACGCAAGAATAACTCTTGTGAAGCAAAGTGTCCTTCCATAGCTTGCTGTACGACTACATTACCAACCTTAGAGACAATCTCTGCTCTAGCTTCAGCTATATCATTACCGTACAGCTTATAAAATGTACCGTGAGAACCGGGAGCATTCTGATACCTACTAGCTACAGTAGCCATAATATCCTTAATGCTCACACCATCTTGAACCGCTTGCCTAACATACTTGGCAATAGGCTTACTATAGGGCAACACTTGATTCTTAGGATAAGTCATAACACTTAGGGGCTCTTTCGTAGAACTTAAGGTTCTCTGGGGAAAATAAGGGGGCAAGGTCAGATACTCTGCGTCTCACTCATGAATATATTCGGGGAGGTGTGAGCATGACGCTTGCCGTGCTATACCACATAGGTATTCTTTTGTATATGTCAACCCCTAAAGTATAACTTTTTTATATCTTTCGTATAAGATACTGATTTAACACAAAAGAAAGTTTAGGGCACGGGGGGCTTATATCGTCTATTCCTTAATTGGGCAACAAAATAATCATAAAAATTATAATAGTTACTACTACTAATGGTATGTCAGGCGTCAAGGTTCAAGTTCTTCTACAAAGACTTCTTCTTTAGTTATATCTTCTAAGAGGTCTATAAGGCAATCCTCTTTAGTTTTATTTATATAGTAATACTTACGACCCTTATATTTGACAACACAGTAGACACTAAAGTCTATTATCCTTTTGTTGTCATGATGTACTATTTCTCTAAAGTCTACTAGCATTGCTTAAGTGCCCTTAAGTTTTCATCATTAGGATTATTATTATAGTTGGCTCTTAAGAGTGCTTAAGTTCCCTAACATATGTATAACGTATGTTTCACTTAATTATTTAACTATTATGATTAAAACTAAAGTTATTGGTCTTATGTTTAACATACGTATAACATATGTATGTCCTGTCCTGTCTTTGACATATAGGAA